TAGGCACTGGTAAAAAACCAAAAGGTTCAGGTAGGAGGTTATACACAGATGAAAATCCTAGAGATACTGTTAGAATTAAGTTTGCGACCCCTACAGATGCTCGTAAAACTGTGGCAAAAGTTAAACGAGTCAGCAAACCCTTTGCGAGAAAAATACAAATCCTTACGGTTGGTGAACAGAGAGCCAAGGTTATGGGTAAGGCAAAGGTGGCTAGCATATTTAAGAAAGGTAAAGAAGCAATTAGGAAAGGAAGAAAAAAATAATGCAAGATCTAGAACTAATAACTAAAATACAGAGACAACTAAAACAACTTTACCAAAACATTGGTGACTCAATGATAAGTGGTGGGGTTGACAATATGGAAAAGTATAAATATATGTTAGGACAGGCACATGCCTACCAATATATATCACAGGAAATCTCTAACCTGCTAAACAAGAAGGAGCAAAAAAATGAGCAAGGAACTGTTATCGACCTCGAAAAAAGAGGTCCCAAAGCATAAAAACGCTTTGGAAGAAAAATATAAAGAACAAAAAGTTAAGTCTGTTGAAGAAGTAAAAAGAGTTGACGAGACTAACGTTGGAAAAATTAAACACGAATTACCTGTCCCATCAGGATGGAGACTTTTAGTTTTACCTTTTACACCAAAAGAAAAAACTAAAGGTGGAATAATCATAGCACAAGAGTCATTAGATAAAGCTAGAATAGCAACTAATTGTGGCTATGTAATTAAAATGGGACCAATGGCGTATGGAGATAAAGAAAAATTTCCAAGTGGCCCTTGGTGTAAAGAAGGAGATTGGGTGATTTTTGCAAGATATGCAGGATCACGATTACCAATAGAAGGCGGTGAAGTCCGTCTTTTAAACGACGACGAGGTTTTGGGCACAATAAATAACCCAGAATCTGTGTTGCATTATATATAACATAGGAGAGGACTATGCAAAAAGAAGAAGAAAACAAAAAAGGTATTCCAATGGTTGATATTGATACCTCTGGTCCTGGAGCTGACGTTGAGTTAGAAGAACAGAAACCAGAAGGTGAAATAGAGACTAAGGAAGAAGACTCTAGTCCCGCGCCACAAGCAGAGGAGCCTAGAGAAGAGAAAGCAGAAGGCAGCGACGCGCAGCCAGAAGCTGAAAAGAAACAGGAAGAAAAACCTGAACATAAGAAAGAAGAATTAGAGACGTACAGTAAGGACGTGCAAAGAAGAATTGCAAAACTTACAAAGAAATGGAGAGAAGCACAAAGACAAGCTGATGAAGCTTTAGAATTTGCTAAATCTCAAAAGAAACAAAAAGAAGATCTTCAAAAGAAGTATTCTTCAGTTGAACAAGCTGGTGTTAAAGACAGAGAAGAGAGAATCAAATCTGGCTTACAAGCAGCAGCGGCAAAATTAGCAGCAGCAAAAGAAGCGGGAGATCTCGCAGCTGAAGTTGAAGCTAATAAAGAAATAGCAAGGCTTGGATACGAAGAAGCAAGACTTGTAGAAGCAAAAGCAATGCAAGAACAGTTAGCTAAAACTGAATCAAAAGAGCAGGAAATACCAAAGGTATCTCCTCAACAAAAATCTGTTGCAGACCCTAAAGCAGAGGCTTGGGGCTCTAAAAATAGGTGGTTTGGTACAGATACAGCTATGACTTATACTGCATTTGACTTACATAAAAAGCTAGTGGAAGAAGAAGGATTTGATCCTCAATCAGATGATTATTACGCAGAAATTGATAAAAGAATAAGACTTGAATTTCCGCACAAATTTGATAATACTGATGATAAGGTTCAAAAAGATACGACCAAACCTGCACAGATAGTAGCTTCAGCGAAGCGAAGTGTAAATAATTCTGGTCGCAAAACTATCAGACTCACCCCTTCTGAAGTTGCAATCGCTAAAAAATTAGGAGTGCCATTAGAAGAATATGCGAAACAAAAACGAAACACGAAGGAGGTATAGCATATGGAAAATGACAAAATAAAAACTTCTCGTGCGAGTCAGTCTAGAGAAAAAAATAAAAGACCTCAGACTTGGACTCCACCATCATCTTTAGATGCACCACCTGCGCCGGATGGATACCGACACAGATGGATACGAACTGAGGTTCTTGGTTTCGATGATACTAAGAATATGTCAGGAAAAATGAGATCAGGATTTGAATTAGTGAGAGCTGATGAATATCCAGATACAGAGTATCCTTCTATGAAAGATGGCAAATACGCAGGAGTGATCGGAGTTGGCGGCCTTGTGCTGGCAAGGATACCGGAAGAGATCGCAAAATCTCGTGAGGAGTTTTTCAAAAAACAAACTCAAGATCGAGACGAAGCAATTAACAACGATCTTTTGAAGGAGCAGCACTCTAGCATGCCGATTAATGCTGAGAGACAAAGTCGTGTAACTTTTGGTGGTACGAAGAAATAATTTCTTTGCGATACCAGAATAACGCGATAGTAAAAATATAAACTAAGGAGAAAAAATATGGCAACCAATCAAGATGCTGCATTCGGTCTAAGACCAATCGGCAAAATTGGTCAGAATAGAGACAACCAAGGTTTAAGTGAATTTACTATTGCTGCGAGTTCGACTGCTATCTATCAAAATGACCCTGTAAAAGCATTAGCAACAGGTCACATTGGTGTAGCAGGCACGGGTGATCAGCTATTAGGTTCCTTAAACGGAGTCTTTTTTACTGACGCTAATACTTCGAAGCCTACTTTTGCGAACAATCTGAAAGCTTCCAACATGGCAACTGACATTGTTGGATTCGTTTCTGATGATCCGTATGAGAGATTCGAAATACAAAACGTAACTACATTAGCTATCGCAAACATAAATACGTTAGCTAACATCAGCTATGTAGCTGGTTCTTCACCTAACTTTGTATCAAAAGTAGAGTTGAATGGTTTAGTTACGACAACGACAACAAGACAACTAAGAATATTAGGAGTAACAAAAGATCTTGAAAATAATAACAAGAAAAATGCTACAACGTTCAATACAAACGTTAACTGTGTTGTACAGATAGCTAATCACTTCCTAAATTCTGCTGTAGGAGTATAAGGAGGATAATATGGCGATAAGTAGAGGACAATTAGTCAAAGAACTAGAGCCAGGTTTGAATGCCTTATTCGGCCTGGAGTACAAAAGGTATGAGAATCAACATGCTGAAATTTTTGACACTGAAAATTCAGACAGAGCTTTTGAAGAAGAAGTAATGTTATCTGGATTTGCAAATGCACAAACAAAACCAGAAGGTTCTGCAGTGACATTTGACAATGCTCAAGAAACTTTCACATCAAGATACACTCATGAAACAATCGCTCTTGCGTTTTCAATTACTGAAGAAGCAATCGAAGACAACTTGTATGACAGACTAGCGTCTAGATATACAAAAGCATTAGCGAGATCGATGGCAAACACTAAGCAAGTGAAAGCTGCAAACGTATTAAACAATGCGTTTGACCCTAACTTTGCTGGTGGTGATGGTAAGGAGCTTTTAGCTACTGACCACCCAACGATAGCTGGAACTTTCTCAAACGAGTTAGCAACATCTGCTGACTTAAACGAGACGTCATTGGAGCAATCTTTGATTGACATCAATGCGTTTACAGACGAGAGAGGTCTAAAAATTGCAGCTAGAGGAGTAAAAATGATTATTCCATCTGCGCTACAATTTACTGCTGAAAGACTGATGAAGTCTGCAGGTAGAACGGCGACAGCTGACAATGATATTAATGCAATCGCATCAATGGGAATGATTCCACAAGGTTATGTGGTTAACAACTTCCTATCTGATGATGATGCGTTCTTTATCAAAACTGATGTACCTAACGGTATGAAAATGTTTGTCAGAGCACCGATCAAAACAGCTATGGAAGGTGACTTCGATACTGGTAACGTAAGATACAAAGCTAGAGAGAGATATTCTTTTGGATTCTCAGACCCTAGAGGTATGTTCGGCTCACCAGGTGTGTAATACCTTACATAATTAATTAAGAAGGGGGCCGTTGAAGGCCCCCTTTTTTTATGATAAAGTAGAAAGGCAACCATGAAAAACTTCCGTGTACAGATCAGAGCATATGGCTATTATGCTAATTTTAATCTTCAGTCTGAGGATAATAGCAAAGCCTTTGAAAACG